GTTAGGGAAGTAGATGTTGCACGTAAATTAGTATCGTTTGTAAATATAAAAAAGAATATGGACTCATTAGAAATATATATGGAGTCCCGTATAGAAGATATGCACAAGGTGTTAGAACAGACAGAAGATATTAGAGAAGTTCGCATGGCACAAGGTGCAATTAGAGAATTAAAAAGATTAAAGACTCTACGAGATGAAGTATTAGCAAATGGCAAATAAAGCCAGAAAAGGAGAGATAATGGCAAACCCAATGACAGAAGCACAGGCTGCACCGCAAGGTAATGCACCAAAAGCAGGTAATCCTGCTACATTAATGCCACCCCCACCTGTTCCAAAACCAAAGGCAGGACCGGGAACTGACCCAAGAGATGAAGCAATACAACTTGTAATGCAACAAAGTCAAAAAAAACAGGCGCAGAAACCTCCTACTCCCCCTACTTCCCCTACTTCTCCTGCTCCCCCTGCTCCCCCTGCTCCTCTTACATCAGATAGTCTTGTAGCACAAGGAGCTCAAGGTTTAGCTGCTCCTGCTTTAGATATGATGCCACCTGAAAAACCAATGATGGCAAAACGTGGCGGAACAAAAACAGATAAAGAAGGCATGTCTGTTGTTATTGGACTTGGTAGTTCTCCTATGCCAGCTTATGAAGAAGCTTCTATGGGTACACCAAAAGACCCACCTCCGGGAGCAACAGCAGATGAAGTAGCTGATGACCAGCATGTGTTGATGAGTGAAGGTGAGTTAGTCGTTCCTGCTAATGTTGTACGATATCATGGACTTGGTACATATGAAGGACTAAGACAAAAAGCTCTTATGGGATTATCAGAAATGGAGAACTCTGGACAGATTAATTACGATACTGGTATAAAAAAAGCAAATAAAGGTTTGGTTAACACATCAAACACAAACAACACCCGACGCTTTAATGACCTTCCGGGAATGGGTCCTTTTCCCGGATATACTACTTTTCCCGGTTACATGAGCCCCTACCCTTATCTGCCTTATCCTCCACCTAATCCTCCGACACTTGCTTATACTCCAGTAACAAATCCTAATGCACCTATTGTTGCACCTAATGTAGGAAGTTATACTGATATTATTAATCCTGAAGAAGATGATGGTGCACCTGAAGCTCCTAAAGTTACAACAACACTGGCTCCTTTAGTTGAACCTCCAAAAGTCGACCCAAGAGATGATGCTACGTCACCTCAAAGTATGGCACAGGCACGTGCAGATATGGACAGAAGTTACGATAGTGCTGTAACACAAGCTATTGCTGCAGGGTTTACTACACCTGAAGAAATAGCACTATATATACAAGGGGGTAATATTAAAGCCAACACACCTCTTGGTTCATTTGGTTTACCCGGATTTTTATTTAACAATGCAGAACGACCTGATGGCACTAGACCAATAGACGAAGCGGTTAAACGATATTATCAAAGTGACGTTGCTAAAGCAAGAAAAGAAGCTCCGGGTGGAGAAATTAATATTGATGAAGCGTTATCTAAAAAAGCTCCGGGTGGAGAAATTAATATTGATGAAGGTTCTTTTCCGGGAGAAGAAGTAAATACACAAACTCAACAAATTTTAGCCCAACAAGCCGAAGAACCATACACGCCCTACAGAGACGAAGACTATGGTGCTCCAATAAAACCTAAACCTCAAGGACCTACTGTTGTAAAAAATGTTCTTGGTAGAGATAGAGATGAGCCAATGGGCACTACAATAAGAACAGAAAAAGATGCACCTAGAGGTGTAACAATTACAACTGATGACACTAGAACTAATGAATCAGGACAACGTGGCGTTATTACAAGTGTTCAAGCTGGTACTAAAGAAGATAAAGAACCTGCTAAATCCTGTGTTATTGCAACACATGGTGTAGCTAATGGTGGCTTTAGCCCAATGGAAAAAGCTAAAGCAGAGATATGGTGCGAAAAAACATATCATGGTAAATGGTATGGTGAAGCATTTAGACGTGGTTATAGGTACTTAGCAGGCAAACACGTTGAACAAGATACTGCGTCACAATTTTATCAAGAGTTTAAGGACTTTGTTTCTTTTGGCAGAGGACTTAAAAAGGGTTTAAAACTGAGATTAAATTACTACTTTAGAACTGTACAGTTTTTTATTACTGGACTTTTTGTTTCTAAAGACATATAATACTTTCACGACTTAGGTCGTACTTTGGCTACCCATCACCCCTAACAGGCAACTGGTGGCTCTAAAGAGGAGAAGACTATGGCTGAACAGGCTGTTAAAAAAGAAATAGTAAAAAAACCTATTAAATATAAACGTAATGATAACTCTGAAGAAGAGAATTTAAAAACATTAGTCGCTGAAAGAGATGCGACATTGCAACAGGAAGAAGAAGAAAAGAAAGATGCTGAAGAAACAGACTCTTTAAATCCTGAAGAAAAAACATTTAAAAAGAGATATGGCGATTTACGCAGATACACTCAACAAAAAGAAGACGACTATAAAAAAGAAATACTTAAACTAAAAGAACAAGTTGCAAGCACAGTTAATAAAGAAATTAAAATGCCTAAATCTGAAGAAGAATTAGCTGCTTGGTCATCAAAGTATCCTGATGTTGCACAAGTTATAGAAACTATTGCAACTAAAAAAGCAAAAGAATTGGATTCTTCGTTAGAAGAACGCATGAAAATTATAGCTGAAAAAGAAGCATATGCAGACAGAGCTAGAGCAGAAGTAGAGCTTATGTCATCTCATCCTGATTTTGATGATATTAGAAATGACCAAAAGTTTCATGATTGGGTTGAAACTCAACCAAAGCTTATACAACAAGCACTATATGAAAACGATAGTGATGCAAAAGCTGCTGCAAGAGCGATTGATTTGTATAAATCTGATATGGGTATGACGCAAACTAAAAAAACTTTTAGTAATAAAGATGCTGCAAAAGCCGTATCAAAAGGGGCTTCTGCAAGTCCTGCACCTACTAAAGATAAGCAGTCAAATCAATTTAAAGAATCGCAAGTTGCTAAGATGACAGCTCAACAGTTTGAAAAAAATGAGGATGCAATTATGTCTGCAATAAGGTCAGGAGACTTTATTTATGACGTAAGTAGACCTGCTACTTAATTTTTTTCTTTGCAAATGTAGAAAAATGTGGTAAAATATAGTATCACAATAGACCTCGTTCATTGGACGACTACTCTTACCCTACATAAAAACGATTTTAGACTCTGAGAAACTACCCAGTTTTGTTCAGCCCCTTTCGGATACCTGTACGTCTGGTCTTTCATATGTGTTCAGAAATTGTAGTATTATAGCCCGAGGAGAAATATTATGGCTTTTAAAACTGCTGCTGGATACGGGAATCTACCTAATGGTAATTTCAGTCCAATTATTTATTCCCAGAAAGTTCAGCAGGCTTTCCGCAAATCTTCCGTAGCTGAATCAATTACTAATAGTGATTACTTCGGAGAAATTGCAAACTTTGGTGATACTGTTAAGATTATTAAAGAACCAGAAATCACCGTGAAGGAATACGCCCGTGGCGTAAACATTCAACCACAAGACCTCGACGACGAAGATTTTTCTCTTGTCGTTGACAAAGCAAATTATTTTGCATTTAAAATAGATGATATCGAAGAAGCACATAGTCATGTAAACTTTGAGTCTCTTGCATCAGATAGAGCAGGATATAGACTTAAAGACCAACATGATATGGAAGTTCTTGGTTACTTATCTGGTTTCAAGCAATCAACAATTAGTTCTTTAGCTGGAACTGCAAATGATGTCGTTAGCGGCACAAAAGCAGTATCAACAGCAGGTTCTGATGAATTGTTGACTTCCATGAAGCTAAGAAAAGATAGCTTTAGCAACATCACAACTTCTAGTGCAGGCGACCACTCTATTCCACTTGCACCAAGAATGGGCGGTGCAACTGCACAAGCAACTGCTACAGCAACACCTTTACAGGTTATTGCTAGAATGGCTAGATTGCTTGATACTCAGTTCGTGGATTCAGATGGCAGATGGCTTGTCCTACATCCAACATTTATTGAAGTTCTCAAAGATGAAGACTCAAGACTTCTCAATGCAGACTTCGGTGAGTCAGGTGGATTAAGGTCAGGTTTAGCTGTTGGTCAGCTTCACGGCTTTGATATCTATATGTCAAATAACTTACCTTCAGTTGGTACAGGTCCGGGAACTTCAGGTTCTGCAAACCAAAACTCTAACTATGGTGTTATCGTGGCAGGGCATTCATCTGCTATAGCTTCGGCTTCTCAGATTACAAAGACTGAGTCTTATAGAGACCCGGATTCTTTTGCGGACATTGTTCGTGGAATGCATTTATATGGCAGAAAGATTCTTCGACCTGAAGCAATCGCAACTGCTAAATACAACGTAGCGTAGGGAGGTATAAATGGCAACTTATGATTTAACTTCTAAAGATACCACTGGTGTATCTTCCGACTCTATCGTGGCTATGCCATCAGCTAAGAATACTCACGTAATGAGAAATATTGAGGCTTACCTTGATATTGATGCGTTAGTAGCAGCAGGTGGTTCTTTTTCAGACGGAGACATTTTTCAGGTGTTAGAAATCCCTGCAAATACTCTAGTCATAAATGCAGGTGCAGAAGTGATGAAAGCATTCACAGGCAGTTGTACTCTTGACATGGACTTTGCAGCAGGTGACGACATTATTGATGGTGCAGATATAACCTCTACAGGTTTTTGTGCAGCAGGTACTAATGGTCAGACTAACACTGTTGTAGGAAGTGCAGCTTCAACTTACACTCAATTTGTAACTACTACAGATACTATTGATGCTAAGATTGCAGGTGCTGCTCCAGCTACAGGCAGACTCAGAATGTATGCCACTGTTATTGATTTAGCAGGGCATGGATTAGACGATAAGCCTGACGAAGTCGATAGAGACCAATTAG